ATTCCATCACAAAAGGAATGTTGAGAAGTTACAAGATTTCATATTTGAAACAAAAGTTGATTCATTAGCCTGTGTGGGTGATGAAATAGATGTGCCACAATTAGGTGCTTTCAATAAAGGCACAAGAGCAGAATTTGAACGAACACTGCAAAGAGATTTCAACACAGCACACAATGTTTTGGCAGATTTTAGGGAAGCCCTTGGATCAAAAAAGAAGCCATTTATCTTACAAAGAAGCAACCACAGTCAAAGAATTGAAAAGTACATTTACAAGAATGCACCAGCCTTTGAATCAGTTACAGCGTTACGCATTGAAAATCTTTTAGGATTGAACAAGTTAGGAATAACTTACCAACGCTCAATGGATTACATTGCACCAGGAGTTTTGATGGGTCATGGGGATGAGGGCAGGCTCTATTCACAGGGTGGCCTTACAGCCCTTAATTTGGGCATTAGAACAGGCCAAAATACAGTTTGTGGGCATACCCATAGGCAAGGCATCTCAAAGGCTTCTAGGGGCTTTGGTGGGCGTTTAAGCACTATATGGGGAATGGAAGTGGGTCATCTAATGGATTTACGATCATCAGGTGCAAACTACATTCGTGAAAAGGCAGCCAACTGGCAACAAGGATTCGCAATTCTTTATGTAGAGGGCAATCATGTTGTGCCTCAGTTAGTGCCAATCAATGAAAAGGGCAAGTTCATTGTTGAGGGCAAAGAATGGTAGGACACGCCAGGGCTTGACAACTCAGCCAAGTCGGTCATATCATTGCTTTATCGGGTTAAACGATCCGAATGACACAGGGAGTCAAAATGAATAATTACTGGGAAGAAGAATTAGATAAAGAGGGCGCACTGCGCTTTGGCGTAAATTTAAACGAAATTGTTTTATACAAAAAATGTGTGAATCGTGGTTATGGTTCAATCTGGTATGAAGTACATCTAATTGATAATCGCGTATTAACTGCGAGTATGCCAGGACATTGATGCAAAATAAACTTTTGCGCACAAGTGAGGTTGCTGATCTCCTCCTGGTCAGCAACCGAACTATTCAAAGATGGGCAGACAAAAAACTAATCAAAGCAATAACACTGCCATCTGGACACAGAAGATTTGAAGAACAAACAATCAAAGAAATGAAAAGGGGTAAGTAATGGGATTCTTCAACATAGAAGATTACGAACCAGTTGAGGCAAGGCTTTCACGATTCTGGGAACAACACCAGGAAGATGGAAGAATTGAAACCGAACTAGTATCACATGTCAATGGTCATTACATTGTCAAAGCAATCATCTGGGTTGGTGATCGTCAAGTTGCAACAGGACTTGCAGATGAACACACTGAACAAAAAGGTGTTAATGCTCGCAATGCACTTGAGAATGCTGAAACATCTGCAATTGGTCGTGCATTAGCAAATTTCAATTTTGCACCTAAAGGCAAACGGCCAAGTCGTGAAGAAATGGTTAAAGCAAATGTTGCAGAATCACTTGGTGCAACAGAAGTGCCTTATGTTGAAAAGCCAATCACTTATCTGAAACCACGCAGGGTTGCGACTCCAAAGATGTCTGGTTGGTTACAGCGCGAACTCGCAAAGCATCTAAAAGATACCAATGATCAAAATGCTTTCGTTCAATTTGCATCAAGGCGTAAAGATGCGCAGATTGTGCCGGAGTCAAATATGACATTTGAAGAAGTAAAGCCCCTTTTGAATGACATACAATCAGGTCATTTGCTTGATAACATTACAGCATGGAAACAGGGAATACCAAAGAGCCATGAAACAGCAGAGTTAATTGCTGCCGGTGGCGCAGAGGATGATCCATGGACATCTCCGGAATTTTGATGTACTACACGCTAATGATCACACCGAAAGATTTGCCAGCCGATTGGAAAGCAATCGCAATGTGCGAATCATCACTAAACCCCAAAGCAATCTCACCAACAGGCAAGTTCATGGGATTGTTTCAATTCTCGCAAGCATCATGGGAATTTGTGGGACAACAAGGCAAACCACATGAAGCACATTGGAAAACACAATTTGCTGCTGCTAAAGCCTTAAAAGAAAAACAAGGTTGGAAAGCCTGGCCTACCTGCGCAAAGAAAATTGGATTGATATGACATTCATGGATCTATTTAACACAGCAATCACAGTTGGACACGCAGTACTGCTCGGACTAGGTCTGACATTATTTGTCATGATCATGGTCGGATGGTCAGTCAAACGAACATTTAGAACAGACGCACAAAACAACAAATTTAAGTACTGGAATCTGAAATGCAGCATATGTGGCATGAACATGTGGGGAACAACTCAGTATTCATTACACAAAACTTATGGTTGGCATGTGCTCAATAGACATCCGGATGCAGAATGAACAAAAACTACACACCACACGATTACAAGTTTGCTAAGGCTTTACAAGAGTCATTAGCACAAGATGTAGAAAACAAAAAGAGTTTGTTCAAAAATCCAGAGGACATTGAAATTGCCAAACGAATCATAAGGGGTCAAGAATGAAACATAGGGACTATGTAGGTGTTAATGCCAGGCATCAATCAATCATTGCGTCAATGGACAAACTGATCCAAAGATGCATCAATTGTGGTAATTGGACATTCAACAAAAAGCATTGCAGTGTATGCCACAAGATTGTGACAGGTAAAAAATGACAACAACACAAAAACTTATATTCTTGGGTGCATACACAATCATTATGGTGTGGGCATTCAAATCATGACAACATACATCTACTGCAAAGAGTGCAACAAGTTGTACAATAAAGAGTTGGGTTGTTCAACATGCGAACTACAACTTTACACTGAGGACATAGATTGAGCGCAAAACTGGTTGGTTGGGCATTAGAACAAGAGGGCTTAGAACCACAAGAAAAGTTACTCCTGGTGATACTTGCTGACCACTTTAATGACAAAGAGGGCGCAGCATGGGCAGGGCAAGCACGCATAGCCAAGATGATGGGTGTGAGTGATCGTCAAGTAAGACGCTTACAAGTTAGCCTGGTATCCAAGGGACTACTAAATGTAGAACTAAGAACAGGTCAATCAAACCTATACAGAATGGTAACCCCGGACATAATGTCCTACCCCTTAGGACACACTAGTCCTACTACCCCGGACACTGCTGTCCTACATAACTCTTATAGAACTCTTAAAGAACAGTTTGTCGGACAAAATAAACCAACACAAATACCAGACAGATATGTCCCACCAATAGACGATTCAGTTGATCCATCAACAGCAATCACATACATCAAAGACATCAAAAGAAAACTAAGGAAACACGCATGACCTATGGTCGCAAATGGAGAGAACTAAGACAACACATCCTACGCAGAGACAACTACGAATGCGCCTACTGTGGACAACAAGCAGACACAGTTGATCACATCATCCCATTATCAAAAGGAGGCACACATCACGAAACGAATTTAACAAGTGCATGTGCCAAATGCAATTACGGAAAGAAGGATCAAGACGAATACGCATTCAGAGTTAAGCAATACGCAAAGAAATTTACAAGAAGAACCGATTTTTTTGAGCACCCGGAGACCCAACTGACTCCTCCCCAGTCCTTATCCCCGAGGGATTTTGGGGTGTTTGAACCACCATTATTTGAGAGGAATTAAACAAGATGAAAACAGATAATCAAAGAATTTTACCGGCTTTGTCAAGATCAATTGATTTTGCGCAAGAGTCTGGTTGGATTACAGAAGCAGATTTAGGTGGCGTTGCAATGATGATGACTTACGCAGGCCTTATGGATAATTCTGATCAACATGATCCCATGATTGTTAAATGGGGTGCTGAACTTACAAAGTTGATGGACAAATATGGCCTCACATTGTTTGGCCGTAATGAAACACCACAAGTTGTTGAAGGAGGTTCACCAATTGACGCAATCATTGCTAATAGGAAGTCCAACACCGAGAGTATCGACTACACAAACAACAAACCAAACTAAAGGCCATGAAGTAATTGAATTAGCCAAACAAATGGGCATGCCTTTAATGCCTTGGCAAGAATATGTGATTATTGATGGTTGCAAAGTAAAACCTAATGGCGAATGGCAATCAAAAACTAATGTGTTGCTTATTTCACGTCAAAATGGAAAAACTACACTTATGAAGTTTCGCATACTGGCTGGCATGTTTTTGTGGGATGAAAAATTACAAATTGCTACGGCGCAAAACCGAGATGTTGCCTTAGAAACTTTCAGAAGCGTGTGTGAACTTATTGACTCACAATCTTGGCTGTCAAATAAAGTTAAATCAATTACTAGGGCTAATGGTCGTGAAGAAATTGAACTTAAAAATGGTTGCAGATATAAGATCATTGCGCCTACTCCTGGTGCTGCGCGTGGCCTTAGTGCAAACACTGTTTATCTTGACGAAGCACGCATGCACAAAACCACAGACTCATTTGCTGCCCTTGCTTACACAATGCAAGCAGCCAAATCACCAAGCCTTTGGGCATTCTCAAACGCAGGTGACATAACATCAGTACTTTTGAATCAACTTAGAGCAAGAGCCTTACACAAAATTGAAAACAACACAGATGATGATATTGCTTACTGGGAATGGTCAGCACAACCAGGATTAAAACTTGGAGATCGCAAAGGATGGATTCAAGCCAATCCTGCACTAGGTCACACCATCACAGAAGAAACTTTACAATCAAGAATGAACGACAATCCAACAATTATCCAAACAGAGATGTTATGTCAATTTGTAGACGCTGTTCAGTCTCCATGGAATCCAGGCGATTGGGCATCTGCACAAAATTCTGAACTTAAACTGCAACCAGATAGACCAACTTGGATCGCTGTTGAAATTTCACCAGACAGAACAGGTTTTGCAATCATAGGAGCACAAATACTTGACGACAAATCAATTGCAATAGGCCTTATGGACATGGAAAACCAAGAATCCTCAATTGATGATTTACGCATTGCAGATCGCATTGCAATGTGGTCAAAAAAATACATGGCCGAATCAGTAATCTTAAACAAATTTAGTGGCGACAGCGTGGCAGCCAAACTCAGAATGGGTGGCATAAATGCTGAAATCATTACCGGATTCAAATACTTTCAAGCCTGTGATGAAACACTTTCAAGCCTTGCAGGTGGCAGACTAACCCACGCAGGCCAAGAAGAATTAACATCAGCAGTCAATGCTTGCATTAAAAAAACAACCGAATCCGGATCATGGTACATATCACGAAAGAAAAACGCTATTGCAGCAATTGCAATGGTGCTTGCAGTACACAAAGCAACTGAAAGACAACACTCAGGTGAATTTGATATTTTAGTGTCATAAATTAACACGCCCAACAGTCGGACAGTGTATGATATAAGTAACTTCTATGAGATAATTGCGAGACTATGGGAATTTACTCAAAATTTATTCAGCCACAACTGAAAGCAGCAATTGCACCTTATGTATTCCCGGATAAAGCACTTTCATTATTCTCACCAGGTTTTGATGGTGTCACATCAACATTTGTTACAAGACGAGAAGCCCTTAGTGTACCTGCATGCGCAAGAGGCCGAAACATTATTGTCGGCACAGCCTCAAGTTTAGAATTACATGTTAAAAGAAAATTTGACAAAACAAGAGTTGAACCAACTCCAACAATAATTGCAAATCCGGATAAGAATATGCCAACTGCTGTTGTCTACGGCATGACCGCAGAAAATTTGTTGTTTCATGGTGTTGCATACTGGCAAATTAAAGAACTTGATCCAGCAACAGGCAGACCATCACAAATCAGATGGATTGATGCACCAAGAGTTTCACAAGTACTTGATTCAACTGGTGAATTAGTAATTGGCTATCAACTTGAAGCGCAAAGACTTCCGGACAATGGTGTTGGATCATTGATTCAATTTACTGGTATTGATCCAGATGGTGTTTTGAATCGTGGTGGCAGAACATTAAGAACAGCAGCAGCACTTGAAAGAGCAGTGTTCAATTATGCTGAAACCCCAACACCAAGTGTTGTATTAAAAGCAAATGTTCCAATGGAT